CTATGCTGATGCAGTAACTATCAGCGGCCCTGAAATGCTGGCAAACAGCGGCAAAGAGCAAATGATTGAATTGCTTGCGACTCGTGTAGAAATTGCACAAGCACGCTTGATGAATAAAATCGACGCTGACTTGCACTTAGACGGTACAGGCAATTCCGGTAAGAATTTGGTGGGTTTAGCCGCCATGATTTCTACCTCACCCACTTCCGGTACCTATGGTGGTATTGATCGCTCTGCTTATTCTTTCTGGCAAAACGGCGCGTATACTGGCACAGGCTTGACTGGTGGCGCTTTGACTGCTGCTAACATTCAAAACGCAATGAATACTGTTGCTCTTTCTCGTGTTCGCGGCAATGATAAAGTTGACTTTATCTATGCTGGCGTGACTGCATACAACTTGTACTTACAATCGTTGCAAGCAATCCAGCGTATTACCGATGAAACCAAGATGGGTGCGGCTGGCTTTACTGCGTTGAAATACTACGGCGCTGGTGGTTCTGCCGATGTTATCCTTGGTGGCGGTATCGGTGGCAACCAATCGGCTACCCGTATGGACTTTATCAATACTAAGTTCGTGCATTTCCGTCCTCACAAAGACCGCAACTTTGTGCCTATTGGCGGCGACCGTCAAGCAGTAAACCAAGACGCGGTGGTTCGTTTGCTCGGCTGGTCTGGTGCATTAACTTGCTCTGGCGCTCAGTTTAACGCCGTTCTGACTACAACTTAATAGGAGTATTTAATATGGCTTATACCATTACCTCTCACCTTATCGGCCCTCAGCCTATCGAGGTTACTGATACTGTTCAAAACCATCCGATTGGCACAATCGTTACCGCATCTGACCCTGTTTATGGTGCTGGTGAGTTTGTTTACCTTAAAGGCGTGGCTTCCACTGCTGTTGGAGACCTCGTTATTTATGACACGTATGCAAACACAACCAAGCGTGCAGTTGCTGGCGACCGTGGCCCTGCTGCTGTTGCTATGTCTGCTAACGTAGCAAACCAATTCGGCTGGTATCAAGTGGTCGGCTCTGTTGCAGTAAAATCCGGGACTGTTGCTGCAAACGGTAACGTGTATGTAACTGCTACCGCTGGCACGGTGGATGATGCTGTTGTGTCTGGTGATAAAGTTGATAGCGCACGCTTTAAAACTGCTAACGGTACTCCGTCTGCTGGTTTGGCGGTTGTGCAGTTGGCTTGGCCTTCGCTGAACGCTAACGGCTAATGTGGTATGGGGCTGGCATGGTGCTAGCCCCGTTTTTATAGGAAAACAAAATGGCTGAACAAATTACATACGTTGGCGAAACCGCAGGCGATGAATTTTTAAACGTGCAATTTTATTCTCGTTATGTTGATGGCACAGAATTTGCTAAAGGCGGTGAAGTAGATTTTATTAAAATTGAAATTCCCGGCGATAAAACTTTATCTATTGATGTTCCTGTAGATGATAATCATAAAATGCGCTTTCGTCGCAAATGGGAAGCTTATCAGCAATTAAAATCAATCACTGGTACGCCTTTGGCTGAGTGGGACGAAGTTCCGGAAGGTTTGAAGCGTGAATTTGAATATCGCGGATTTTTATACGTCGAACAGCTTGCAAGTGCGCCCGATTCAGCGTTAAATAGCATTATGGGCGGTTCGTCATGGCGTAAAAAAGCAATTGCATTTTTAGACCGTGGTAAAATTCCTGCTGATGATTTAATTAAGAAACAGCAAGAGCAGATTGAAGAAATGCAAAAGCAACTTGCTGAATTAGTGGCAACAAAGCGTAAGAAAAAAGACGAAGTAACAGAACAAGCGGAGTAATAAAAAATGGCAACCCTATTAAGTAATATTCAAGATGTTTGTTTAGAGCTAGGGTTGCCAGTTCCTAACGCTGTTGCAACTTCAAACGATGAGGCCACGTTACAATTACTTGCCTTAATGAATCGGGTAGGTAGTTCACTGACAACTGAGGCAAACTGGCAGTTTTTATCCAAAGAATACCGATTTCAAACGCAGTATTATCAATACACTGGCGATGCCACATTAAACAGCCAAAGCTTAGAAAATATGTCCAGCATCACTGGGCTAACCTCTGATTTTATGGTGATTGGTGATGGTGTAATGCAGGACACCTTTGTTACTGGTGCGACGGGCAGTACAGTTTCTATTCGCATCCCTGCGACTGGTACAACTACGGGCAGTACATACACTTTTGGGCAAGTTAATTATGCCATGCCTTCCGATTATGACCGCATGGTGAATAAAACCCAGTATAACAAATCTAACCGTTGGTCTATTATCGGCCCTAAAGACGCTCAGGAGTGGCAATGGTTAAAGGCTAGTTATGTTACTACTGGCCCGCGTATGCGCTTTAGGATTATTGGGAACAAGTTTTCCGTATGGCCTGCACCGTCTGCTAAATTGGTTTTAGGTTTTGAATATCAATCAAACGCTTGGGCTGTTGATTCATCCGGCAACACTAAGCAAAAATTGTCTGCCGATGATGACACTAGCTTGTTTCCTGATAAATTATTGATTCTTGGCACAAAGCTAAAATACTTTGAGATTAAAGGCTTTGATACTACTGCGCTACAGAATGATTTTATTCGAGAATTAAGCAAGTTTATGGCTCAAAATTCCGGCGCTGATACCGTTTCACTTGCGCCAAAATATCCAGACATTCTGCTTACTCAAAACAATATCCCTGACACTGGCTACGGGAATGTAACATCGTGATAGTCGCAAACGTAAAAGGCACACCAAAACGGCTATGCCAGAAGGCTGTGGGTACAACTTCTACTCTATTGTACACTGCCCCTGCTGATGGCAAAGCGGCTATTATAGACATGCGATTTATTAATACTACAGGCGCAACCATTGGACTTAGTTTGTATATTGGTTCTGTTGCATCTGGAAATGAATTTGCTTTTTCATCGTCTGATGTTGTAAAAAATAGTCCAGTTAGTTTTTCTGGCTTTCAAATCTTAGACGCAAATGAATCGCTTTATGCTGTGGCTACTAATACAGGTATTTCCGCAACTATTTCAGGATTAGAACGAGTATGAGACAAGTTTCTAATATTGTTTCCATTCCAGCACCAATTCAAGGTTGGAATGTGCGAGACCCGTTGCCGTCAATGCAGCCAACTTATGCTCCAATTTTAGATAATGTTTTTTGCTTGCCGTCTGAATTAATGGTCAGGAAAGGCTATACAAAATGGGCAACATTCACAGGAAACTGTGACACAATCTTAGATTACTCTACTAGTAGCGGAACAAAAAGATTCTTTGCTGCGGTAAATAATTCTGGCGCATGTTCAATTTATGATATTACTTCAGGCGGTGCAGTTGGGGCGGCAGTGGTTTCTGGCTTGACAAGCGCAAAATTTAAACATGCTTATGTTGCTAATTCTGGCGGGAATTTTGCTTATTACGTCAACGGGATAGATTCTGCTCAATTATATGATGGCACAACATGGCATACGGTTACTGGATTATCTGCACCTTATGCTATTACAGGGCCAGCAAATACTTATTTTAAAGACGTTATAACCCACAAACGCAGACTGTGGTTTTTGCCTGAAAACTCTACTAAATTATGGTATTTGCCAACCGACCAAATAGCAGGCGCAGCAGTATCGTTTGAGTTTGGCCCTATTTTCACCCGTGGCGGTAAAATTACAAAAATTGATACGTGGTCATTGGATGCCGGCACAGGTTTAGATGATAACTTTGTGATTTTTACCAGTGAGGGTGAGGTTGCTGTTTATACAGGCACAGACCCTGCTTCTGCTTCCACTTGGTCTTTACAAGGTGTTTTTTATATTGGTTCTCCTACTGGAACGGGGCACACCTGTAAATACGGTGGCGATTTGCTTATTATCAATAAAGATGGCATTTCTCAAATGTCTAAATCTTTAATGTCAAGCAGAGTAAGTACATGGTTACAACTGACCGATAAGATTCAGCCAAGAATAGCAGAAGATACAACCAGTTACCAAGGGAATTCTGGATGGGATTTATTGCTTTATCCGCCAATGAATATGCTACTGGTAAACATCCCAACAGGGCAAAACGAATCGTATCAGTATGTAATGAACACTATCTCGGGTGGGTGGTCAAGGTGGACTAACATTCCTGCTAAATGCTGGATTTACACCAAGGACATGCTTCTATTTGGTGCGAATGGGTATGTTGGCTACATGTGGTCAGCACAAAATGATGATGGTGCGGAAGTTGTTGCGGAAATTTTGCCCGCTTATCAGAGTTTTGGGGTTCAAAGCCGTTTGAAGCGCTGGACAATGGGGCGAGTGCTAATTGGTAGCGATTCTGACGCTGTCTATGGCTCTCGCGTTGAGGTAGATTTTAACTTAAACAATAAAGCACTTACCTTGCCTTTTAACTTCCAAACATCGACCGCTAAATATGGCACAGCCGTATATGGTTCGTCAATTTATGGCGGCTCTATTGTAATTAAAAGCCAATGGAAAAACGTCACGGGCGTAGGTTATTGGGGGAGTTTGCACATGAAAATTAGCACAAAATTTGCTGATGTGCGCATTTATTCTTATGATTTAGTTATGGAATCTGGCGGGAATATATGATTGTTACCAATGGCTATAATATGGCTGATTGGTTAGCAGAAAAATTAAAACAATGCAAACTTAGCCAAGACTCGACTTATATAGGCTACGTTATAAACAATAAGCTAGTTGCTTGTGTTGGGTATGAAAGCTTTACAGGAAGCTCAATTACCACGCATATAGTGGTTGATGGATATGTTAATTATGAATTTTACAAGTTTATATTTAAATATCCTTTTGAACAGCTAAAGGTAAAGAAAATTATTGCTCCTGTATCATCAAAAAATAAAAAAAGCTTAGTATTTTGCGAAAAACTGGGATTTAAAAAAGAATCACAAAT